GGTTCGACTCTGCGTATTCGTCTGCCGGACCGCGCTCTGGTAACTGACGGTGCCGCTCTGCAAGTTCAAAGCGACAACGAACAGTACACCACGCTGACGGTTGCTTCGCAGAAGCACATCGGTGTGAACTTTACGTCTGCCGAACTGACTCTGCAATTGGATGACTTCGCTGAGCGTGTTCTGAAGCCGCGTATTTCGCAGCTGGCTTCAAGTATTGATGCTGACGTTGCCAACGCATACAAGACCATCGGTAACTCGGTTGGTACCCCTGGCACCACGCCGTCAACTTCGCTGGTTCTGCTGCAAGCTCAACAGAAGCTGAACGAAAACGCTGCCGTTATGTCGCCGCGTTACGCCACTGTCAACCCGGCTGCTAACGCTGGTCTGGTTGAAGGCATGAAGGGTCTTTTCAACCCGACCGACACCATCTCGCGCCAGTTCAAGAACGGCATGATGGGCATGGGTGTTCTGGGCTTTGAAGAAATCAACATGAGCCAGTCAATCAAACAGTTCACCACCGGTTCGCGTACTGCCACTGGCGGCACGACATCGGCTGCTGTTACGACCGAAGGTGCAACGACTATCGCCATCACTGGTGCTGGTAACGCTGCTACGGTTAAGGCTGGTGACGTGTTCACGGTTGCTGACTGCTACGCTGTCAACCCGCAAACCCGTGAATCGACTGGTTCGCTGTTCCAGTTTGTTGCTCTGGCTGACGTGACTCTGAACGGCTCGGGCGCTGGTAGCATCACTGTTGCTCCGGTTTACTCGGCTGGTCAAGCTCTGGCTACCGTTGACGCTCTGCCGGGCAACAGCAAGGCTGTTACCTTCGTCGGTGCTGCTTCGACTCAGTATGCTCAGAACCTGGTTTACCACAAAGACGCTATCACGTTTGCCACCGCTGACCTTCTGCTGCCGCAGGGTGTTGACATGGCCTCGCGTGCTGTTCACAACGGCATCTCGCTCCGCGTTGTTCGTCAATACGACATCAACAATGATCGCATGCCTTGCCGTATTGATGTATTATATGGTTATTCAACGATTAGACCCCAGATGGCCGTACGCATGTGGGGCTAACAGCCATATTTGCATAGTGTAGGATTGACGTGTTACACTACTCTCGCTAACAAAGGAGGGTAGTGTAATGACCGAAATCTGTTGTATCAAGGAGTGTAATCTACCAGTTACAGCATTAGGGCTTTGCAATAAGCATTGGCGCAGAAACAAGAAATATGGTTCACCTGTTGCGGTAAGTAGCCACAGTGGATTATTCAGAGGCTTGTCTGCTGAAGAGCGATTTAATAAGTCTGTTGTGAAAACTGATGGATGTTGGATCTGGAAAGCTAGTAAGGATAAAAACGGTTACGGGATATTTAGAGGAATGATAGGATCTGTTATGTTCACTAAAGCACATCGATACTCGTATGCACTACATACAGGCGATTTGCTTATCGGGATGCAGGCTCTTCATACTTGTGATAACCCTAGCTGCGTAAACCCTGAACATTTATTTTCAGGTACCAATGCTGACAACATGCGCGATAAAGCGCAAAAAGGTCGTGCTAGGGTACCTGTTGGTGAAAAACACGGAAAAGCGATTCTTACCGAGCGGCAGGTTAAACGAATACTCAAAGATCCTAGACCTTACACTGAAATTGCGACACAATATGACGTAGCACCTTCCACGATAGGTAGCATCAAACAGCGATCATCGTGGAAACATCTCTAAATTATTGAAAGGAATTATCATGGCTATTGCAAATGGCGCTGGTCCGTACCAGTTCACTGACGGTAACACCGATGCTGAGAAGCTCGTAGGCGGTACTGTTCTTCAGTTCACAGGTGGCGTTCAATTCCACGGTCTGAGCACTGCTATTACGGCTAACTCGACCACCACTGACGCTCCAGCTGGTTCGATGGCTATTACTAGCAACGCAACCGGTAAGGGCAAGCTGTTCGTTTCGGACGGCGCTAAGTGGCAGTACGCTGCTATTTCCTAATCAGGTAGCCCCGCTTCGGCGGGGCACTTATCTTGAAAGGATAAATCATGCCTAACACCAAAGCTACTGGCGTTGCTTACGCCGATCCGCAGTTTGACAGTGTAGCCGTTTCTGGTGCTGTTACAGCCGCTTCTGCTGCTGTTACTGGTGCTGTGACTGCTGCTTCTGTAGCAGCTACCACTGTTGCCGCTACGGGTGCTGTAACTGGCGCTTCGTTCACGTCAAGTGGTGCTACCGCTGCTGCTAACGCAACAGCCGGTCTGTACTTCCTGACTACAGCGATTACCGCTGGTTCAACCGCTACAACTGCTCCAGCAGGTTCGCTGGCTACTACCACTAATGTTACCGGCGCAGGTAAGCTCTTTACCTCTGTCGGTGGTAAGTGGGAATTCCCAGTATTGACGTAATGAATGGGGGCTTCGGCCCCCTTCTCAAAATCATGCCAAATATCTATTTGAAACACCCCATCCACGGCGCTAAAGTTGCTACAATGGAACTGGAAGCCGAGTATGATGAGCAAAATGGCTGGATGCGTTATAATCCAGACGAAATTGAGCAAGAAGATGAATTACCATCGTTCCTGCAAGAATCGGTAAACGAGCTGACTGCTCCGCGAAAAGGGCGTCCGCGCAAGAATAAAGAGGTCTGATTATGGCAGTCACCACAGCAGCAGATCAAATCTACGCAGCACTTCGATTGATTGGGCAGCTTGCTGAGGGTGAGCAGCCGTCGGCAGATACAGCGCAGGATGCGCTGACTGCCTTTAATCAGCTAGTAGATAGCTGGAATACAGAGCGTCTGTCGGTATTCTCAACCCAAGATCAAGTATTCACCTGGCCTGCTGGGGAAATTCGCCGCACTCTTGGTCCATCGGGTAACTTTGTAGGCAATCGCCCCATTCTTGTGGACGATGCCACTTACTTCAAATATAACAATGTGTCCTACGGCATCAAGCTGATTAACCAGCAGATGTACGACGGCATCGCTGTTAAAACCGTGCAATCGACGTATCCACAAGTCATGTTTGTAAACAATACATATCCTGACATTGAAATGTTTGTTTATCCGGTGCCAAATTCAACTCTTGAATTTCACTTTATTTCGGTTGAAGAACTCACAAATCCGGCATCGCTGTCCACAACTCTAGCCTTCCCGCCAGGTTATCTGCGTGCGTTTAAGTACAATCTGGCTTGTGAAATCGCCAATGAGTTTGGCATTGAGCCACCTCAGACAGTGCAACGCATCGCTATGACCAGCAAGCGCAACCTGAAGCGTATCAACAATCCTGACGATGTGATGTCGCTGCCGTACCCGCTGATTGCCCGTCAGCAGCGTTACAACATTTATGTGAATAATTACTAATGCCTAGCGTTAAGACACCAATCCTCGGATCAGCTTACGTTGCCCGTAGTGTCAACGCTGCTGATGCACGCATGATCAATCTGTTTCCAGAAATTGTGCCGGAGGGAGGCAAAGAGCCTGCTTTTCTTCAACGGTGTCCCGGTTTGAAATTTCAGACGCGTGTAGGTGTTGGCCCTATCCGTGGATTATGGGTTAGTCAGACATATCCTGATAATTTTTACATCGCGTCGGGTAATAGTTTTTATAAACTAACTAGTTTGAACGGCACTCCTGTAAAACTGGGTAATATTTCTGGCACGGGTCCAGTATCAATTGCAGACAATGGTAATCAGATTTTTGTTGCCTGTGGTGTATCTGCTTATATATACAATCAATCCACTGATGTTTTTGCTAAAATCACTGACCCCGATTTTCCGGGTGCTACCACGGTTACGTATCTTGATGGATACTTTGTATTCAACGAACCAGATAGTCAAACTATCTGGATTTCGCAGTTACTTGATGGTACATCGGTAGATCCACTGGACTTTGCCAGTGCTGAAGGTGCGCCGGATGGCGTTGTCGGGGTATTAGCAGATCATAAAGAACTATGGGTGTTTGGCACAGATACAACCGAGGTTTGGTATAACGCAGGCACAGCGGATTTTCCGTTAGCTCCAATTCAAGGTGCCTTTAATGAAATCGGATGTGCTTCAGCCTTTTCAGTTGCGAAACTAGATAATTCTATTTTTTGGCTTGGTAGTGACCCTCGTGGTAAGGGCATTGTGTACCGTGCTGACGGCTATCGTGGGGCGCGTGTTTCTACTCACGCTGTTGAATGGCAAATTCAGCAATATTCTAAAATTGACGATGCTGTTGCATATAGTTATCAGCAAGACGGGCACGGATTTTATGTGCTGAATTTCCCAACGGCTAATCGTACATGGGTCTATGATGCATCGACTGGTGCATGGCATGAGCGTGCCGGATGGGAAAATAGTCAATTTACGCGCCATCGATCAAACTGCTTTTGTAATTTCCAAGGCAATATGGTTGTCGGAGATTACGAGAACGCTAATATTTACACGTTTGACTTAAATACCTATGCCGATAACGGCGATGTTCAGCGATGGTTGCGCAGCTGGCGTGCGTTGCCAACGGGCCAAAACAATCTTGATCGTACTGCACAGCATCATTTACAACTTGATCTGGAAACAGGTGTTGGTCTAAATCTGGGTCAAGGTAGTGACCCAGAAGTCATGCTTCGCTGGTCTGATGATGGCGGTCATACTTGGTCTAATGAGCATTGGGTCAAGGTTGGTAAAATCGGTCAATATGGTAAACGTGCTATTTGGCGCAGACTTGGCATGACCGAGAAGATTCGAGATCGTGTGTATGAAGTGTCCATGACTGATCCGGTTAAAACCGCTATCATGGGTGCAGAACTGTTCTTGACGCCGACAAGTGCCTAACATCACTCAAATTACCCCACCACGGGTCGCTCTGATCGATGAGCGCACTGGGGCTGTTACGCGAGAATGGTATCGTTATTTTTACAATCTGTACTATGCGACAGGGGGTGAAAACGGTGGTGCCATTCCTACAGATCGTGGGGGTACAGGTACTACCCAAATCCCTACTAATGGGCAGATCCTTGTCGGAAACGGTTCGACTAATAGTTACAACGCTACTGATTTAGGCGTAGGTGCAGGTATTGCAGCAACCGTTGGTGCTGGTTCATTGTCAATTGAAAATACTGGCGTATTGTCCATTATTGCGGGTACTGGGATTGAGATTGATCAATCAACCGGTGACGTGACAATTTCTGCCACAGGTGCGGCTGATCAAGAATCTCAAGTAGCTACGTCCGGTCAGACTGTGTTCACATTGACCACAATGACCTATGTGCCAGGGTCTAACAGCCTGTCAGTGTTCATTGATGGGGTTAATCAGCAGCTTGGTGTAGCGTTTACCGAGACTAACTCGACCACTGTGACGTTCAGTTCTGGGCTTCATGTGGGCGCTAAAGTAAGGTTTGCGACAGCATGATGAAAAACGTACAAGTTAGAAAAGCCACAGAAGAGGATCTACCGATCTATCTGATGATGCTGTCGGATTTTCACAAGGCTTCCCCCATGAATGGAGTGGCTGAGTTTGACGATGTGGGCTGTTACTCGTTTCTTCAGAATTCTCTTAATAATCCAGATATTGCGCTTTGGGTGGCTACGTTAGACAATGTGATTGTGGGAGTTACTGCTGCATTGGCATATCCTTTGTATTTCAACCCATCTCATCGGGTTGTGCAGGAACTCTGGTGGTGGCTTACACCGGAAGCCAGAGGTAGTGGTGCTGGTAAACTGATGTTGGAAGCAATTGAGAACTGGTCAAAAGAGAAAAATGTCCAATCTTTGTTTATGATTGCGCTTGAAGATGAACGAGCGCAAAAAATGGAAAAGGTTTATAATCGCTCAGGATTCAAGGCTATGGAGCGTACTTTCGTGAAAGAGGTGAATTAAATGGCTATTTCAACTGGAGCCGCACTTCTGGGTGGTGCCGTCATTGGTGGTGTAGGTAGTTATCTTGCTGGTCAATCGCAAGCAAGCGCCGCCGAAAGTGCTGCCAATACTTCAGCAGCCGCAGCGAATCGTGCAGCTGATCTTCAATATAAAATGTTTCAGGAGCAGAAAGATCTCCAGAAACCTTGGCTTGAAGCGGGTCAGCGTGCCCTTCCTAAACTGGAAGCTCAGACTGGTGCAATGCCTGCCGCATTTACCGGTAAAGTCAATATGCTGGCTGACCCTGGTTATGCGTTCCGCTTGGCAGAAGGTCAGAAGGCTCTTGATCGACAAGCTGCTGCTCGAGGTGGTTTGATCTCTGGTGCGGCTCTTAAAGCGGCTGGTCGATA